GTACGACCAGTAGAATCACCAATCACTGCATACTTATCTTCGAACTTAATCTCAGGTTCGTCAACAAGTGATATAACGTTAAGGAATTCGTTTAAATCGTATACACCAAACTGTTCAGGAAACTGAACATCAAGTTTTACACTTGATAAAATGTTTTTCGCTGGTGCAATAGTATTAATTCGATCACCAGCATTAAATACCTGATTGGTATTAATACCAGCAAAGTTCTTAAGAACTGATTGTGTATATGGGGATAGTTTCATCTCACTCACCTTTGTTAATAATAATATAATTATATCATAGTCTACGCTGCTTGTAAACTACTATCTCTCATCTTTGAAAAGTTTTTATCTTTGTAGAATTCCAACTTGTTCTGGAACTTACCCTCAAGGATTTCTCCTTTATGTGAAATAACAAATGTATTCGTATCATCTTCGAGGCTATACAGGATCTTCATTAGGTTATCTACACCATCATGATCTAGTGATGAGTCAAATGTTTCATCTAGTACCAACAGATTGGTAGCAACTGAGTTCTTCATCTTAGCAATCATACGCCACGTGAATAGTAATGCCAGATCGATACGTTGTTTTTCACCTTCAGAAAAGCTATCGTACGAGAACGCATCACGGTGACGTGAGCGTATAGTTTCATTAAAGCTTTCATCTAAATTAAAATGTACAAAGAAGTCTAATGTTTGTAGGTATTTGTTTACTAGATTATTAATAACTGGAATATATTGTTTAATAACCTTTGTCTTAATACCAGTATCTTTTAACATTTCACTCATAACAGTATTATATGAGAAGTCTTCATTTAGTTTTAATTTCTCTTCCATCAGGTTACTCTTATCATTATTCATATCTGTGAGTTCCTGATTAGCCTTTCCTAAGTCACCTTCACGACCGGTTAATCTAACGATGTCGTCTTCCAGACTGGAAATTGTTTTCTGTAACCTTTGTATCGTTTGATTGTTTGCATGTGTGTCTGCTTGTTTGTTTTTGATTTCTTCTGATAAGGAAAGGAGTTTATCCAGGATTCCTTTGAGAGATTCAGCCTCATCATCGAGTTTCCGCATAGCGGACTGTAATTCGGCTGCTTTGCTTTTACCTTCTTGGAGTTTACGTTCTCTTGTTTCTTCGGTAATCTCCTGTTCGCAGGATGGACAGTTTTGATTTTCTTCATAAAATTTTGTGTCTTTAACAACTGATTTAATCTGGGTGTTGAATTGAGCTCTATATTGTAATAGACTCTGTTTTTTATCATGCGCGGTTTTAAGCCCGTCTGAATTTTGTTGAGCATACCTCTCGATGTAATCCGTTGCATGACTATTAGCCATCTGCAGTTGTCTAATTTCCGTGTTTGCCTCATCAATCTGTGTCCTTTTTTGAGCAATCTCTTCTTCATTCATTGCTGTGATATCACGGATATACTTCTTCTGAGAATCAATACGATTCTTAAGTAATTCCATTTGATGATCTTTATCTTTCAATGTCTCTTTCAAAACAGATTGTTTTTCTTTTATAAGTGTATTCATCTTTGAGAATACATTAATATCTAAAAGATCTTCAATAACATCACGACGATGTTGTGCTGGTAGTTGCATGAAAGGAACAAAGCTGCTACTACCAAGCACAACAATCTGATGGAATGATTTATGATTCAGTTTCAGGATATTCTGCTCAAGAATCTTTTGATATTCTTTCGCATGTGAATCCTGATTAAGTAACGAATCATTTTTCCATATTTCAAATATCTGTGGTTTAATACCACGAACAACTTTAAACTGTGATTTACCAACAGTAAACGACACTTCAACCAAACAGTTCTTTTGGTTAATAGTGTTTACCAGTTGTGGCTTATTAATATTTCTATGTGGTTTACCAAACAATGCAAAAGATAAAGCATCGAGCATAGTCGATTTACCTGCACCGTTCTGACCAACAATAAGAGTAGATTTAGTTTTTGTTAAATGTACTTCTGTCCAATTATCACCAGTAGAAAGAAAATTTTTCCACCGGAGGTTATCAAATCGAATCATTCAGTCCTCACTTCATAATGTATAGTATTATATATCACGCAACTTCGAGTGTTTGTGCCTCGGTTAGTAAATTTCTCATAGAAATTTTAATACGTTCTTTGTCAAGTTCAGTATCAACAGCATCAACATAATTATCTAGTAGCTGTCCAGTATCTTCTACTGATATAGATTCATCACCAACATTTTCACCTAAGAACTCATTAAAGTTCTCTGCAATCTTTAGTTCATGTATTGGTCTGTTCTGGATAGCATCAATAAACTTATCAAACATATAAAGATCTGTTTTATTAATAACAATTACCTTAACAAACTTATTATCTAAATGTTCACAATATTGTACATAATCCATATAATCATTCTTTGTATCATCATACAGAATCTTTTCAAATAGAGTATGTGGATTCTGAATAGGGGTAATATCACGACGTTCAGTATCAATAATATGAAATGACTTTGGATCATGTGCATCATTCCAAAAGAATTCCATTTGTGAACCAAGATATAAGATATTATCTTTTTCTGACTTTGTATGAAAATGTCCAGAGATAACCTGTTCAAAACGAGAGAATAGTTTATGATCTAGACCATGATGTGATGGAATACCTTTTATAACATCAAAGCCCTGTAATTCTAAATGACCACCAAGCCAATCAGCCTTACATGTTTTAATAAATTCTAATGATTTCTTTTCATTTTCAGCACAGATCCAAGGTAGTAATGCTAACTTAAATCCATCATAATCCATTACAACTGGATCCATATGAATAGTTACTTCATTCATATAATGACCCAATAGTTCTTTTAGTGCATTTAATTCATTTGTATTTTTATAGAATACATCATGATTACCTGGGATGACATCCATATGCATACCGTATTCACGAAGCTTTGCAAGGAATGTCTTACGATAACGATGTAATGATTTGAAGTTAATAAACTTTCTATTATCAAACACATCACCAAGATGTACTATACGTTTAATACCTAAATTAAGTAAAGCTGGAAAGAATTCCTCATTATAAAATTTCTCTGCATTTTCATGGAAAATATCAGAGGAGTTACGAATACCTGCGTGCGTATCGTTTAAAACTGCAATTTGCATTAAGATAAAATCTCCGTAAGATCAGAGTCAGTAGAAGAAGTTCTAGCTCTTTTCTTTTTCTTCTTTTCCTCTTTTTCAATATTATCATAGTAAGCATCACGATCTTTTACCTGATCAATCTTCACACGTAACGAATCAACATACTGATGTGCTGCAGCAAGTGATGCCTCATCAACATTATCAGATATAGCAAAGTCCTCAAATGGTGATTGACTAATATATTTCATTTTAATATCTTGCTGACGTTTTTCTTTTTCAATACGTCGTAAGAATGCATACCATGATATCTGTGTAAAATATGCAAAGGCATTTGGTGCACCAGTTCGAGTAGATGCATGAATATTATAATTCTTAATAGCTTTCAAACAGTTTTCAACTGCATCCATAACCATTTCATCACGATATGTATATCGAATAAAGTTTGCTTTATGTGATAATCCCTCTGCAATCTTCATAAAACACATTGCAATATAGTCTGGTACTTTTGGAATTGTTGAACCGGAATCTTCTGCTTCATTAACTGATTTTACATAATCAACTACAGCCCATGAAAATTCTTTATTATTTACGTAATGGGGTTTTTCAGATGGTTTCATTTCTGCTCACCTATTTAATATAATATATTATATCGTAATAAAAAAGTTTTGTAAACCCTTATTTTTATTAATTTGGGGATTTACAGGTTATAAAAAATTCGGTATAATAAGATGTCAATCTTCGGCAGGGATAGAGTACTAGTGATACCTTGGCTTAAATTTGATAACATTCGGGTTATCTGAATCTTCCATATCATCGTCCAACTCATCTAGAAGTTTAATATTCTTAGTCATACCTATATGATCTTTATACTGTTTCAATAAATCTGCATGTGGGGTTGCAATTGCTGTTATATTATTACCATTTAATACTAAGAGTTGATCTTGTTGATATACCATAAATGGTCGAAAGATATAATATCTTATTGCTTCCTCTATATCTTCATGATATCCTAATTCTGCTGCATTTCGGATAATTATTGTTTCATCATCCTTATTATTATCATCAGGCCAGGCAACAATTTCACAAATCAGTTCTTCACCACTAATTAGTTTCATCTGTTTGTAACTCATATTTCTACCTCAAATATTTTATAGGGAAATTCTTCTTTTACGTACATACGAATCCTTTCAGCAGAATGTTCTAACGTGTAGTTTTTTCTGAGTCTCCAGTGGAGGTCGTCAGCGATATCGTATAAAATCGTATCACGTTCATTATCGCTTTTCCTAAGTCCTCTACCAATGGACTGTAAAACACGGATTTGTGATTTGGAAGGTGACGCGAAGATGATGTTGTGTAAGTTCCGTATATTAATACCAGTACTAAAAGTTCCAAGGCTAGCCACGATAATAGCATCTTTTTGTGTCTCCACTATTTTTCTGATTGCTTCACGATCGGAGGTTTCTGTTTCCCCTGATACAAAGAATACTTTTCTTCTTTCATGGGCTTTATCTCTAATAAGTTCGAATAAAGGTTTTCCATGTTTTTCAACATACTGGAAGAGAACAAGTGTATTACCATCAAGATCAAGAGCGAGATTACGAATAAAATTATTACGTGGTTCATACTTAACAATATAATCTACCTCTTCTTGATATGTTCTCTTACCCCAATCTTTTCTAATTTGTTCAGAGTATTTAAGTAATAGAACATTAATTTTAAGCTTAGCAAGAGTATCTTCATCCTGTAGCTTTTTTGTTGTTGTCACATTATATATCTTACCAAATAACCCCTGTAATACAAGTTCATGTGTTTGTGAACCATCTAATGTACCAGTTGTACCGAATCTATATTCTGCTTCTGTACATTTATTCATTAGAGTTGTTAATGATTTAGATTTGAATCCATGACATTCATC